TAACTCTGCACCTGTAGATTTCTACGGTCATATAGATATGAATGCAAAAGAAGTGAGAACTCTGCCTAAACGAATGGAGATCATCTCTTGTGAGATGCATGAAAGAGATGAGAGATGCTACAAGTGTCCAGTGTTTTTATACTGCCACTCTGACTGTCATCAGTTGACTTGGATGGACGATGTATGTCCTGCACCTAAAACTCTAATGATGAAACTAGCGAAAGAGAAACAATGGATCTGATAATAAAACCAACAGAGGCATGTAATTTTAAATGCTCGTTTTGTTCTTCGACTGCAATCGATCCGAACAATGCAGGTTTATTGGACATGGACTATATCTTCAGGTTTCTGAAAAGATACCCTGAAACCAAATCTTTGATTATCAATGGTGGAGATCCGTTGATGGTAGATCCTAGTTACTATTGGAAACTGATAGAGCATCTAGATGAACACGACTACCCTGCATACATTTCATTCACAACTAACCTTTGGCCTTTCTATGTAAAACCAGAGAAGTGGGTTGATCTATTCAATCATCCGCGTATGGGTGTCTGCACATCTTTTCAGTATGGGGGTGGTAGACTCAAAGGAGACTTCAGTGAATTTACTGAGGAAGACTTCTGGAATGTATCGGACGCAATGTTGAAGTACTGTGGAGAACGACCAGACTTTATTGCAGTGATTACAGATATGAATGATTATCGTGCTATCGACAATGTAAAACTTGCCAAGGAAATGGATGTAGAATGTAAATTGAATTATGCCATGGCATCTGGTGTCCAAGGCAATACCTATAGGTTGAGCAAGATGTATAAGACATACGTTGATATCTACGATCAAGGTCTTCATCCTTGGGAATACAATACCAAAGCAATGATGAAGAGACTTGGTGGTTCTGCAACCAGTTGTCCCCAGAATAGAAAATGTGATGAAGGTATTCGTGCTTTCAATCCTGGCGGTGATTACTATTCCTGTGGTTCACTTGCAGATGATCTCGACTACGAAATAAACTTCGATGAAGAGATGAACGGTGAGATGCAAACACCATTACAAGATGATCCTCTCATCCAGACTATGAAGATGTCATGTTATACTTGCCCTATGTTTGAGATCTGTAATGGTTGTAAGAAAACTGTCAGAGACATGAAGCGAGAGGGAACTGTAGAAGAACACTGCAGACAAATGAAAACACTTGCTCCCAGAATATTAGAGATAAACAAAATGAACCCAGACGGTGTGACTCCCTATGTCGATGAATCTGTCCATTAACCCTACCTACTACTGTAACTTCCGTTGTGACTTTTGCTACTTGACACCAGAACAATTAGGTGATAGACAACAGATTACACTTTCAGTATTAGATCAGAGACTGTCAGAAGTCCCAGAGATAAACCATATAGATCTCTATGGGGGTGAAGTCGGTTTGCTTCGACCAGATTATTTTTATTCGATGAAAGATGTTATTCGTAAATACTACGATGGAGAAATAAATATAAACACGAACCTCTCTGCTTTCCCTGACTTCTTTAGGGATGATGATATAACATTATCGGTATCGTATGACTTTGATGCAAGAGAGAAGCAACAACATGTCCTCAGTAATATGATGGATGCAAATAAAGAACTTGCTGTTCTGATACTGGCATCCGAAAAGGTATTGCAGATGGACGTGGACTTTATGATATTTACTTTGAACATGGTTTCTAATGTTGTGAGTGTAGAGATAAAACCATACTCGACCAATCAAGCAAACCAACATAATGTAACACATAAGGACTTCGAAGACTTTGTTATAAAATGGTTGGAGCACCCAGACAAGAAGTTCCACTTTGAGAATGCCGCTAGAATAGAAGACTCGCTATCTGGTCAATACAATGCATTCAGTGATGATCATGTTTACATCACACCCAATGGCAGGTTTGGTGTATTAGAGTTTGATAAGAATGACCACGAATACTTTCTTGAACTTGACTCATACGATGATTATATAAAGTGGACAGAGAAAGAAAAGACTGACAACGTGTCTGGAATATGTAAGAGTTGTGAATACTTTGGTAAATGTTTGACCGAACATTATAGATATGTAAAAGACCTAACACACAGTTGTAATGGATATAAAGGATTATTAGATTATGCAAGAATGGAAAGCAAGATCCAACGCCTACCACTTGATGGAGTCAGTGTATAAAGATGATTTAGAAGGAGTGCCAATAAACTTCAGACCAGATACAGTTGTGGAAGACGCACTACTACATTTCAATATAAAGGTGCACGACTGGATCTACCCTGCTAAGTCTTACTTCGTTGCTATCTGTTATGCCAAATGGATAGAGAAAGATTTCAAAGAAGACTTTTATACAGTGCTAGACGATGCTGATCTGATCCCGAAAGATCCATACTTTCGGAGATACAGTCAAGACAAGGAAACATATGATGCGATTTTGAAAAGATTAGAATTCAACGAGGACAAGGGTATGTGCCCAGATGTCCGAGAGTATTACCACGAGGAAATGCTGTTTGACAAACTTTGACTTTACAAAAGTCTTACTAGAGAAGAAGAGACCGAACATAGGTGAGATAGAACTCACGCTATTCGAGAACTGTCACCTGAACTGTGCTTTCTGTCACCACGACAAGAAATCGACAGTTGGTCTTTCTCGTGAGGGAATGTTCTCTAAGATACCTCTTGTTGAGGATCACCTGAAGAAAATGCAGGGGATGGTTAAGACGTGCCAGATCAATATGGTTGGGGGTGAACTATTCCAAGACAGGATCTCTGATTGGGCATACGATGTCTATTATGATATGCTGATAGAGATAAAGAAATTGTACGATAAATACGAACAAGAAATAAAAGTTGTTTGGGTAACATCGTTTCAATTTAGTAAGAGAGACAAAGTACAAAAACTCCTAGATGATTTGAATGAAGCAGATATACCATCCTATATTATTTGTTCCTATGACTTTGATGGTAGACCAGTACGAGGACCTTACGGCAAGAACATAGAATACTTTGCCGACTACATTACGTCAATCAATATGGTTGCAACGGTTCCGTCTATAGAAAGGTTTATGAAAGATGACGATGAGTATTTTCACTATCTCTATAGTAAGTTTGATAATTTTTACTTTGACGATTATATTCCTGATAAAGGTTTCGACCATCTTATCCCATCTGATAGTCTCTACCTTGATTTCCTCACCTTCATATTTCATAATTATCCCGACATTAACCCTATTAGTGATCTTATAAAGAATGAGAATAACCACATGCATTGCATGGCATTGAACAAGGTTACTATCTTTCCGAACAATAGTATATCAAACTGCAGGTGGGATCGCTACACTAAATCAGATTTCAACACACCACTGAACCGACAAGACAATGCCAGTATGATGCAAGCATACATGGATGAACACGGTTGTCTTTCTTGTAAGTGGTGGGATAAGTGTGGGTTTAGATGCTACACCCAATGGGACTGGAAGAACCGAGAAAGAGATCTACCTGACTGCGTAATGCGAATGTGGTTTAATTACATGGATCGAATAAAGTCTGGGAAGACACAACTGGTAAGTGCGTGATGCTTCATGTAACTGATGACCCCTTTGTCAATACACGTCATCTGTTTAGGACACATTGCACATTGTTCTGTTTCTGCAGTATATTCTAATTGATTTAAAAATTGATCTTCTTTCACCTTCGTCCAAGAATTAATATTCCACTCTTCCTTGACTTCGAACTCATCAGTTCCTATCATGACAATGTCGTAGACAAATGGTGTCCAGAAAAATCTCTCGTTGCAGTAAGTAAAGTTTAGTTCTAAAGATCCACCCTGTGCCTGATCAGCAATTGTCTTGGGGTACATGTCGTGACTGAAATCATAACTCTTCCATTTCTCAATCATATGCTTTTGCACTTTACTCTTGGGTGCGCGAAAGAATGATGGGTTGAGTTGTAGTATCGTATCAAAATATCTGTCTGTCACCTTCGATAGATCTAGAACCTTTTCATTGTCTTCGTCATCATTACCCATATTGTAAACGAAATAATAGTTTAGGTCATCTTCGAATAGGTTGAGCATGTTGAGTCTTGACTGAAGACTTCCCCAGACAACAGGATGTTCTACGACCACATTACAGTCGTACATAAAACCTTCCTTCTTGGGTATACTGTTTAGTAGATCTATAACCCTAAGATCTATTTGTTCTGATAGAGTTGTTACGAATTGTATTGTAGTTACCTTAGATAAACATTCACGAAATATTTCATCTTGTAACAATTCTAGAACATTATTGTTACCGAATATATCAGTAGGTCCGATATTGATTGTAGAAACTCGGTAACCGTTTTCATTGAATAAGTCGATAGCATCATTGAGTCTTTGAAAATCCCCTACGTTAGATCCTAGTTTATTTACGAAACAACCTTTACACTTGAACTCGCAACCAGACAAGATCTCACAGTTGAACTGCACCTTGATCTCATGTCCTTCACTAAAACTAAGATCAAAGTCTTTGTCTGCTTGTGCGTGGGATTTGTTATCAGTAACTATTCCCATAATAAACCTCATCGTCAAATAGTTGTATCACGTCTTTATTTAGAATGCATTCTTTCCTGTTCTCGAATACTGTTTCCATTACTCTGGGGACAAGTCGGTGAGAACATATATTTAAATACTTACAGGTATGGCACTCTGTCAACTGAGAGTTTTGAATTTGGTGGTTGACAATCCAGTGCTTATGTTCTAATATACGATCCACTATATCACCACCTTGGGTAATGTCAATAAGAAAAGCATCATTGTATATCTGTGCATTCTCGTATATAAAAGGTGCCATGAACATTCTTCCATTGTGTATGTTTATCACGGAGTAGTGGAATGCTTTATGGGAAACGTCACCTTGTAGGAAATGAAATTTTGTTTTAAATCTTTTTTCGTCAGTAGATAACTTCGTGAGCATGTCGTTCCACTCGAATAGTTTCTCTCCATGCTTTGGACTGTGGTCAAATGATCTCACTACGGATGGTAAGATCTCTATCACTGTCTGGTATTCTTCTCTGACTAAATCAATCGCATCATAGATCATATCTTCGATACCGTCAACTATATTTGTTGCCATGGATATCTCATAGTTAAGACTTGACTCCTTAAATGTTTCGATACGATTATCGAGTGCTCCCCTATACTCTTTATCGTAAAGAAGTCTTTTAACATCTAATGCCACCTGTACGTCCCAAGACTTAACCACGCTCCCCACCAGTGACTTTTCTATTTTACGGATCTTTCCCTCTATATCTTTTTCAGACAACGAACCAAGGATAGAACAATTGTGTTGAACATTGCGATTATCTTCAGGCATCATCATGATACCTTCTGCCAGTTTGACTTCTTCTATAACCGTCTCTAGGTTTTCTGCGCCATAGAAGTCGGTAGGACCGATGACAAGGTCATCCAATACAATGTCTTCTCTACCCATAAGTTCCTTTGCAAGTTCCCAGAAAAGATGAATAGAGTACGGACTCCAGTTGCCCTTACGTTTGACAAAGCAACCAGGACACATATAGGAACAACCCTCAAGTATCTCTAACTGAGGTTGTATCTTATACTGGGACATGGCAGAGATAGCAGTAAACTCTTCAAGTCTATTCCCATCAACTACAATCTTTTTCCATTCGTCATTTAACATAAGATATATTCTTTATTCTTTCTAGTTCTGGATCGTTATCTTCTGTCACCAAGAACTTCTTTCGATATCCTCGTTTATCATTCTCTACGCTGTAACCATCCCATTGATACATTGTCTGTGCAGGTGCATTGTAATTGTGTATGTTGTTTAGCATATTCTCTTTCGGTGCAATGCAATGCTTGACTCCCAGATAATCTCGTAATAGAATTATCTTACGGTTGTAGCAACTAAAGAACAATGGACAGTCTTCACACTCTGTACCCTTTGCTCTATTTATTTGTGATTCAGTTATTGGGACTACATCGTCAAAAGATTCTACCTTGAGACTATCATCATAGATTGCCATGTTCTCATACATAAAAGGACTGAGATACCAATCGCCTCTCTTGTAGTTGAGAACAGTATAGTTCATTCCTGCATGTGAGTGGTCAACCATAATATTATTTAACTTGGTGTCCTTACTAATCTCGTTGAAGTATTCGTTGAACTTCGATAGTGTGCTGAGTATTATATTTGGTTTGTGTGACCGAGATACAGAAGGAATAAAATCTAGGATAGTGCTGAACTCTTTCACTGCCTTATCATGAAGAACTGTGTAGTCCAATCCATAGTCTCTTATATTCACAACAAATGTGTAGGTCACCTCATGCATTAGGTTTCTGTCTATGTACCATAACTTATCTTTGATGTTTTGTAAATAGGTTTGTTCAGAAAACTTGTGGGGGTTTATTGCAATACCTATCTCTATCTCTGTGTCTAGGTTTATTCTCTCAGTTATCCAATCACAAAACTGCACAATGTCACCGTCAATAAGAGTGCTAACAAAAGCAAGTATGGGTGAATTATCATTGATCATGTCCTCTAGTTCTGGCATTACTTCATAGAAGTTTTCAGATGCAAGGAAGTCCGTAGGTCCGATTAGGACCTCGTCAACTAATATTCCTCTGTCAGTTATATTCTTGACAAACTCCTTTGCTTGTGCTAATTGATCTATATTGCTTGCGTTGCCTCTACGATGAACAAAACAACCAGGACATTTATGGTGGCAACCATCCAACACGTCCATCTGAATCTTCACTGCAGATACTGGTTTAGTCTGTGTCTCTGTAGTAAGTTCGTAATATAGGTTGTTCTTAATGAGTGGCATACATGTACTCTTTAATTGCTACGCAACTATTCAAGTCTCTTGACTCCATATACATGTGAACATTTCTCTCAGCACAACTCATCATATATTCACAACCATTACAATCATCTACCTGTTGTGCATATTCTATATTATCATATAACTTGTTCTCATCCATTGTCGTTTCAAAGAATGGAGTCCTCTGAATAATTGCATCATACAAGAATGGATTTACATATAGTTTGCCGTTATAGAAACTATAGTTCTGGCAACCATAACCGTTGAACTTAGCATCAAAGAATGTGTAGTATTCTTTCCACTTATCATCTATCTTTTGATCTAGCATATCTTTACGAAAGTTTGCTAGATGTTGCTCTACCTTACCTCTAGCATTTCTGTCTGTCAAAAATGATGGGGTGATTACGACTGGTGCATGGAAGTCATCATATGCTTTCTGACACAATTCATTATAACTAATTCTGTCAAAGACACCTTTATAATAATTTACCCTGAACTGTACAGAACCATTCACGAATAGTTTTAACTTCTTGTACCAGTCATCTAGTTCACCGTCAAGGTATTTGTCTATATCTAAAACAATCTTGAAGTCTATGTCGGGTACTCTTTTTATGTGAGCATACAAACTCCATATCTTCTCTAGTTTTGATTTGATTACCCAATATGGTTGTAGAAGTGTAGACGTGAATCCAATTGCAGAAATTTCATAAAGTTTAAACATATACTCATGGTTCATTATCTCCTCAAAGTTTTGAGCATCGAATATGTCGGTAGGACCTATAACTATTTCGTCTGGGTGATAACTGCCATTGACTAATAGTTCGTACAGATCTTTTAGATGATCTGCGTTAGTTAAGTTCTTTCTGGGAATAAAACAACCAGGACACATCTGATCACATCCATGTAGGATGTCAAGATTTATCTCCGTCCTTAGAAAATCAACGTTAGACGGACTGTGGTCTTTATCATATGTGTAGTACCCTGCATAGGTATCATTCAGTCTTATCATGCCAGAAATCCTCTGGTAGCATTTCAATAATACAGTTTACAATCTTGGTTTGGTTCATAAGATAAAACAAATCACTTCCATGATATTTAGGATTATCATTATAAATTTGTTTATTGAATTTTTGAGAAACTCCTCGTATATGGAATACCAAATACAAAACATCAACACAATCTGTAACCAACCTGGCGATATTTGGACCTATATTGAGAGGATGATCAACAATCTCTATTTCTTCTACGCACTTTACTAGATTAGGTTCTATAGACGGATCGTCCATATGAGAATGTAATTTCCATAACGTGTACGGAAACAACCCTTGGATAACTTCAATCAGATCCTCAATTAAATTTGTATTGAGTTTGATAAACTCATCGATCTGTTCCATGGTGAATAGATTTTGAGTTAATAGTTTCTCACCATCTGTCAAATCCCATTTCAAATAAACTTTCAATATCATAGCAACAATTCTACTGAGCATAGGACAATGCACAAGAAAATTAGTCTTGATAAATTCTTGTACTAAACTAGGAGTTATTTTATCGAAAGAAGTTTTGAAGTTCGTGTTTGCCAGATATATTAGAATATGCTGATCTGTTAACTTCTCAGTTGTCTTGTCGTAATCAACATAGAGAACATACTCTTTTTCACTTTCATCTTTTTCTTTATAAATGCCAACTAAATCTTGCGGAGCAAGTGGCAAAGCATAACATATAGTTTCCATAATATATCCTACAATGGGTATTTGTGAATCAAATAAGGTATCCTGTTTTGTCTCTTTGAGAAGAACTGAACGTCAGTATTTATCAGTTTAATATCTTCCGTTAGATTATCCATATCGTAATCTTGTTGAATAACTTTTCTCACGATAGGGAATGCATTCTTAAACTCTGTGTAAAGATCCATATACTCCCAACCATCTGCCGCGCTATCTGCTTTAGATTGGTGTGCGGCAATAAAGTCTGAGTCATCTTTTACACGGTTCCATTGTTCTTCCATCTTATAGAATGCTTGAGTGTATTGCCCTTTGTTTGCTAAGTTTAGATATGTTTCTTTCACCCACGCATCTTTGTCTACTGGAAATCCATTTGCATTCATCCAATCAATCACTGCCAGAAAATATGCCATGTAATGTCTACGTGATGTAAAGTGCTCCATCACATCTTTTGCCATGGTGTTTGAGTGGATAGTGAATTTCTCTTTGATTAGACCTTGGACACTAGAGTTTCTTTGATGATCATTGAGATAGAACAATAGATCGTAACTAAAGTTAGCACCGTTCTGATATGTGTTAGAAAACATTCCATGAGTGGTAATCATATTCTGACAGTATGCATCCACATCTAGTAAGTCTTCATGAATGTTCATGTAGTTAAACATCCAGTCTGCTTCTACAACTTTTGCAACGAAGTCTGCCGCAATCGCTTTTATCTGATCATCAGTAGATGATGAGTAGAAGTTAGATGCTTTTAGTAGACCTGCAATATATCTGGAAAAGACATTGAGTTGATCAAAGTCATCAGCAAATATTAACATTGCTTTGTCACTGTTTTCCAAATAAGTTATGTCATCAACATCCTCAAAATTTTTCCATTCTATTGTAACACGACTGTCTGGTGTCTTTTCTCTTACCAAATTCTCGACACCATCACGACCATATGTACCTGCTTCCTCTCTACGTGTATCCATTTCTACGAATACTAACTTACGAGGTGTACCAGTATGATAGAATGAATTTAATTCAAATAATACCGTATCTTTGTTAGAGAACGTTGTACAGTATTTCTTATTATTTAAATAATATAAATTTTGACCTATCATGCCATTGCCCTTTCTGCATCATCGTTCCAAGTAAAATCGTAAGGATTGTACAGATCTAGTACATCTTTGTTCATCACGCAACCATTGACATTGAGTGACTCTTGTGCTTCGAATACAAGTCTACTAGCACATGCAACTGCGAACTGACAATCGGAACAATCTTTTACTTTACTTGACTTATTTATACCCTTTGTTACAAGTTCATTCTTTCTCTGTAAGATCTCCTCAAACGATAAACCTGTAACATCTAAGTTCTTATTCTCAAGGAAGAATGCTTGCTCATGTAACATAACATTTAAGTGTGTGGTAGGACCTTCTTCGCCAGGTACAATGGTCAACCCTACAAAGTTTATTGAGTTACAATACAGGTTCGCCATGGACATGACGGTTTCGTTAGCATTGTTCTCATCAATTACTCTACCTAGGAAATCATTCCAAGCAAATAGATTCTTACGCTTCACGAATTGATTACGTGCACGTGAGAATGCAGGGTTCATTTCCACAATAGTTTCATAATCATTTACGGATCTCTCTATAATCCTATTGTAAATATTTTTGTCTATCTGTTTACCAACAACATTAGATGCTTGTAGTGTCCAAGACCAATCCATTTGTTTTGGTGTGCTGTTTCTAAAGAAGTCTACTTTCTTCATTACCTCTTCATAGTATTCGTTATCTTCTAGCATCTCATTTATTCTACCGATAGGCATAATAAACTCGATGATCATCTCACGTCTATACTTGTCTTCGTCATCTAGAATAGAAAAGATATGTCGTAGTTTTTCCATAGAGACTTTGTCGAACTTGGCAGGTGCGGCAATACGTGCTCCTGTGTGTTCTCTCATTATCTCTTGAACTACTGAATTGTTTAAAACTGATTCTGTGTTCTCGGCAGTAAAGAAGTCTGTAGGTCCTATTACGAACTCTCTGAGATTCAAACCTGTTCGCTTGACTCCATCAGCAAGTTCTTTTGCTCTATCAATGATCATTTGATTCATATTAGGATCTATGTTCTTGTCTACAAAACAACCAAGGCATCCATGGTCACATCCTGCGAGGACTTCCATTTGAATTAGAACATCAAATTTATATGCATCGGATGGTGCAAGACTTTCAGGTCCTGAATACCTCATCTGTTTGCAATATGATTTTTGCATAGTCATTAGCGTCTTCCTCTTGATGTATGACAACTTGTATGGCAACTAGTGTGACATATGTAGTGTGATTGTGATCTATTTGTATATCTTCCTTCGATAACATCGACTGTTCTACGTACAATATCTTCCATTGTATCTACGATGTCCTGTGGATACATTATACCACCTGCGTATATTCCACCATCATAGTAACCACTGTATACGTTATTATTTGCACCAGTATATTCAAACCTATGGTTGGTTGATGTTCCGCTTGTCCCTGAGTTATAACCACCACTACCATTGGTATATACGTTTGTATACACGTTAATGGTTTTATCGAATGTGCGGAGTTGAGGTCCTCCATACGATTGAACCCAACTGTTTATATCTGAGGCATATGCTGGCATTATCTTCTTCCTCTTGAAGTGTGGCAACTACTATGACAACTAGTATGACACACATAAGCATTATATGATTGGTTTCCTGTCACACCTTCAATAGCATCAACTGTTCCTCTCACACAGTTTGAAAAAGAGTCAACCACTCCTTGTGATTGCATCACGTGTCCAGAATATACCGAACTACCCAAGTCACCATCGTATGTGCTGTAAGAAGCACTACCATGACTGTGATAAAGTGTTTGGTTATGAGTTGCAGTTCCTGAGTTAACATAGTTTGCAGTACCTGCAGAGTTACCAGACGAGTTGGTGTAAACGGCAGTTGCCATGTTGTAACTCACACTGAATGTCCTCAACTGAGGTCCACATTGGTTCTGTGCGTTTGTATTTAATGTTGACCAACTAGGCATTTATACTTTCACCTCTATCATATCTGATCCTGTTTCAAGTGCAATACCGATTAACTTGTAAGGATCGAAATTTGGTTCTACTCCCCACCATGCTACACCTAAACCATTATCATCTGCTATTATGTAGTCACCTTTAGTTGCTGAACCTTTTATCTTTACTGGCACTCGACCTTTTAGTGCTACGAATGGGAATAGAGGATCTTCCATATTTTCTTCTGTCACATTCATTCGAACACCTGGATGAAATGAGACAACTCCTGCAAGAGGCATACCCTCTCTATATTCGGTAATCTCTTTGTCACCGCCTATTGCTACAACTGTCCCCTCGTCATATTCTTTATCTGCTTCATATTTCTCGGCAAGGTCTGCCCAGTTAGCAGAGGTTGCTCTACCCTGATATACACCAGAGTTGTCAACATAACTAACATCTGAACTGTTTCGTCTAAACTGTACAATTCTGTTTGATGACTGGTCAGCAACAATATACCAACGGTTTGAGTGATACTGGATCTTACCTTGAGTACCAGGATCTCCAGTCCAGTTAGATGATGCATTTGATTTGATAGCACGATCAGTGATAGTTAGGTCACCAGATAAACTTCCTGACAAAGCACCAGTTGTTGAAATGCTTATATTACCACTACCATCAAAGTCTGCGTTACCTGTAGCAAAACCTGTAAGAGCAATGTTTCTTGGGGTATTTAATTTCGTAGCATTTGTAGCAAGAAGTGCATTTGAAGCATTTATGGCAGAATCACCACCACCACCTGCTCTTGCTTGAATGAATGCAGAATCTATAGTAACAATTGGCGAAGAGAACCCTGTGATAAACGATTGTATTAGTGGTTGATTCGCATAGAGGTAACCTTCATTATCGATTTGAGTCGTTAAAAATGATCCTGGTATTTTACCTTGTATATGAGCACTGTCTATCATCGCAAGAACTGCCGCACTATCAGTACCTGCAGTGGTTCTTGCTTGAACGTAAGCACTGTCTATCATTGCAATAACTGCCGCACTGTCTGTACCTGTACCTGCCCTTGCTTGTATGTAATCTGAGTCAATCCTTGCTTGAATGAAAGAACTGTCTATGGTAACAATTGGTGAAGAGAATCCTGTAATGAAAGACTGGATCAGTGGTTGATTTGCGTAAATGTAACCTTCGTTATCAAGTTTAGTTGATATGACAGATCCTGGTATTTTGAGTTGAACGTAAGCACTGTCTATCAACTGTTGAACCAATGAAGAGTCAGTGATAGATGTTGCCTGTGAGATAATCTGATTGACTAATGCAGAGTCAAGACCTTCTTCGGCAATCAATGTCTTTACATGATCGGAGTCAAGAGTCTCTTGATTGATTATGTTTACAACAAGTGCGGAGTCAAGTGTAGGGTTAGCATTGATGATACCTAAGACACCTGCAGAGTCAAGTGTAGGATTGGCATTGATTATGTTTATGATACCTGCAGAGTCAAGTCCAAAGGTTGTAGAAGAGTCAATAGTCAAACTACCTAGTGTAATCTGATTAACACTTAAATCAGTTGATGTCAAGGCAAAATTTGAATCTAGTGTCTTTGTCCCTAGTTTCAAATCTCCTGCGACATAAACATCTTTCCATTGTGCTGTATTATGACCTAGATCCGCATCATTATGTTCGCCAGGTATAAGTCCATTCTCTACTCTAAATTGTGCTACTGACATGTATTATACCTCTATGAAGTTGTTGCTTTTTTCACGTCAACACGTTCAAAAGAAAATTGCAATTGTACATTTTGCGGATCTGCTAATAGCGAAACTGTATCATTACCATCTATGGATGCATCGTATGTAACGATTGTATCTGTTCCATGTAGTAGTGTACCGTATGATGTCAATGTTGCAGTGTCTCCGTCATGAGTTACGAATATCTGTTGTGCTTGGTGAGCACTATCCCCAGATGTCTGTGCAGAAATAAAATAATGTGCCGCACGTAATTCTGTACCATCAAATGTATCAATGGTTGTCTGTGCGGAATCTTGAAGTACAACCTTTTTCTCAAGAATAGGTTGGTCAGTTGTTTCGGGGTTAAACTGAATAACCTCTTTTTGTGTTTTAGGTCTTCTAAAGATACGGAATGATCTAGCAATCAATCGTGCCTTACTTCTTCCTCTACGTCTTCTTCCCATTATCTTATCCTATTTTATTTCGAAATAACTGAATCTAAAAGATGCATTGAATACAATGAACTCAGATCCCGATGCTGTAGATAAAAACTGTATGTCTCCTAACGATGTCGGCATCGCGTCAACATACCTAACTTGTTTTGTTGTATTGTTATGACTTGACAGAATTGATAGCGTGATGTCTGCATATGTAGGTGGTTTACCATTATTTAACATTTTGGATGGAGACTCAAGATTTGTTTTCTGATTTCTCAATATCCAATTATACATCTCGGTATAACTTTCCATATTCTCATCCAGAAGAATATCGCAAGACAATTCATTTATCGTTAGAGATTCACCTGGAAATGGAATAGACTGCATTCGTCTTACTGGCATTTCTGCAGGTGGTACAATCAATCCTGGATGAGTTATCGTTTGACAAAAGAACTCCAAGTTAGGAAAGTTCCTTCTGTCGATTGTTAACTTAAAACTGGTAGGTTGTAAGTAATTAAAATTTTCTGTTAGTTCTGCCATAACACTATTTATAATAAAAAATAACTAAAAAAAAGAGGGGCATCGCCCCTCTTCTTATTTTTTTTAAGGTATACCTTATGATCCGAGGATGTTGTCCACGCGGAAGATACGGTAGTATTGGTTTGTCTTCGCATTTGCAAGACCGTTTGCAGGTGTTGATCCAACGAATGGGTTTGAGACCATGCCGTAGCGAGTCTTGAAACCGATTTTTGGTTGGAATGTGTCTTCCCCTACTGCACGAACCATTGTTAATGGTACGTATGGGCAATAGAATAGACCTGCGTCATATGGGTTAGTACCCTTATAACCAACGTTTACATAGTCAGCAACAGCATACGGATCGATGTATACTCTCATACGACCATTCAATGTACCTGCGAATGTGTTTCCTGTGTCGTCAACATTCAATGAGGTGTTCATTGCAGGTGCGTAGTCTAGCATACCTGATGCCGCAAGTGCAGAAGCAACGTCAGAAGAACACACCATGAAGTTACCTTTACCTCTACGTGTTTCTTTTGCGATTGTGTTTGCTTCTCGTTCGATCTGCATGATCAGACCTTTGAACTTCTCAACTGACCAACGTCCGTCAGCATCGTTTTGTACGTCAAAGATACCGTTTACGGATGTGTTAGATGTTGAAGCACCTGTTTTCGCTTGTGAGTTCATAGTACGGATCACTTCGCGGTTGATCTCTGCCATGATCTCTGTTGAAAGAATGTTCGCCAACTCTGTCTCAGCGTCAAGACCATGAATTGCTTTCAAGTCTTGTGCTAATTCTAGAGTGTACTCTGCTTTCAACGCACGTGACTTCGCAGTCACTGTTGCTTTTTCGATGGTGAAACCCATTTCAGCAAAAGATGAGTTAGGTGAACCTGCACCTGAACCTAAACCTTCAGCGTCTACGGTTGACATACCGCCACCGAAACCTGTGCCATCACGGTCAGAGTCGATTGTTAGAGGATCGTTTGCGTTTGTTAATCCTGCCAATCCTGAAGGACCTTGTGTGGCATCATGAGTTGCAGAAGAGTCACCTGAGTAACCTGTGATTGCTTCGCCAAACAATGCTTCGTCACCTGCAGTTGCACCACCACGAGTTGTCTCGTACTGTGATTTCATTGCAAAGATTAGACCTGTAGGACCTGACATTGGTTGTACACCACAGATGTCATATGCCATTAGGTTAGGCATTGCTCGTCTAACGAGAGCGATTAGAACAGGGTTCCAGTTCGCTACGTCTGCAGTTGAGTTTGTAGGCACTGCCTCGTTCAACTGAGTCGCTTGCTCGTTCATTTCTCGTTCTTGGTTTTCCAAGATTGCGGCAGTAACCGCTTTACGATGGTTGTCTGTGATAGCACCTGCTGATTCTTCGTTCAGTACTGGTGCCCACTTTTCCATCAACTTATCATATGATACAGTATTCATTTGATAGAACTCCTATTTACTTGTTCTTTGGATTGCTGATAGATACTGCGCCATTGCCCCAGAAGCACTTTCAACGATTGGTGAATCGTCTTCTTCTACTTCGATGTCTGCAGACTCAGTAGTTTTCTTTGTGAAGTATGATTCTTTGATAGTCGCAACTTTCTTAGCAAAAGTTTCTTCTGATTCAAAGTCTACATCTTCAGCGAGTTTTTTAAGTTTTTCAACTTGGGTTGCCGCTAAACCTTCAGATGCTTCTGCGATCACTTTGTCTCGCTTCAACACTTCTAGTTCTTCTGTCATCTCGATATTCTTCTTGATAACATCATTGTTTGCTTCTTCAAGTTCATCAACTTGAGCGGCAAGTTCGTCAACAAGGTCTACCTTTGCTTCTGGAACTTCGATGTAGGATTCAGTAAACAAGTCTTTTAGACTGTTCATGAAATTTTCTGCAATCTCAGTACGCAAACCAGTTTGGATAGCAAGTTTATTGTCATCCATCCACTGCTCAACTACGTAGTTTAGGTAATTGTCAACCTTCTCTACGAGGTCTGCTTTAGTAGAAGCAACTTCTTCTGCTAATTCTTCCTCGTATTTTGTTTCTAAACGATCTATTTCTTCGGACAATTTTGATTTGATTGCCGCTTCAAAGATTGTTTCTGCTTTACCTTTGAACTCGTCTGACAGAGTTGCCTCTGATTCAACAAGTGCATTTAGGTCTTCGGAGAAGTCAACACTTACGTCAACATCTGCCTTTGTTTCAACGATTGCTTCGCCATCTATTTCTGTGCTTTCTGGCATTTTCATGTTACCGTATGATGCTTTTAATTGTTGAGCATTCATAC